GAGAACTCCCTCAAGTTAAAACTCGGAAGTTCAGGTATACCGTATATGAACTTGTTGTACAACAGAAAAAGCCCCCGGTGGGAACTAATGCACCGGGGGCGAGTCTCACAGGGAGGAGACAGGCTATGTCAAGCCCGCGACAGAGAGGGGGATAACCGCTCTGCACTTACTAACACTACCCTCCCATGATGCTTATGTCCAGCCTATACTGCTGTGAGGTTTGATCTCTCTGCGCTGGGCTATAACGGCACCGTCCGAGATAGATGCTATATGAAGCATGAGATATTGAAGTGCTTCTGCCACATGTGAATGTTTGTTCTTCTCGATGGCCCCGGTCTTCGGATGGAATCTATAACCGCCCATCATCGCACTCTTGAGCGCCGTACAGCTTGGGTCCAGCAGGAACGCGCTATCTCCGTCCGCATGGCGCATGAGGTATTCGTCCACAGCGTTAAGTCTCGCGCTCACGTTGTTCGGCTTTGCCGCGTTACCCTTAAACCCTTCCGCCTTGAGGATGTCGATGGCGCTACGCTCGTCAGTTTGGGCGCGTTGGACCCCGGCTGGGTCGACGACCACCATGACGTTGGCACCTCCGAACCGTTCAAAAAGCAGAGGCTTGAGGACTGTTCTTGCAAATCTTTGGACTCCCATGTCGAAGGACACGGCCTCCGCGAGGATGAGTGCTCTACCTCTAGGGTCGTTCTGCCCGATAACAGCCGCCGGGGTAAGCCCCAAGTCCATTCCAACAATAACAGGCCGCACGCCGTTGAGTATAGGAGAAAGCCGCTCAGTAGCCATATGGTAGTCAGGGCGAAAATACTTGTATACAGGCTGACCTGCAGAACTAAGCCCATACTCACCATCAATGTAAGTGCGTATGTATTCATCGCTGCGCCCTTGAGTGTCATAATATCCCTCCGGTAAGTTATCAACGTTCTCTGCAAACGCACTACGCCCAGAAGGCTGCTTGTATACCCCCCACCCGTTGTCGTTGGCACTAACCCCATCATTAGGATCCAGCCCCTCCATCTGGTAGAACCACCATGTATCCATAGTCGGCGGGTTCGTATCACCCCACATGCCATGCCACGTTGGACCACCATCCTTCTTGGAGGGGAAACGCCCAACACGCTTAGACATAGCGTCCACGATCTCAGGCGCAATGTCCTGACACTCGTTGAACCACGCGAACGTCAGCTCCAGTGAGTTGAGGTTGGCTACATCATCAGCGTCATCGAGCGCACGGAACATAATTTCACACTCAATGTCCCCCACTTCGAAGTAATATGTCTTCGTAGTACGCATATATCGACCACATACCCCCGGTGGGAACCAGTCGAGAAACGTCTTAATCGTGGTATCCATGAGCTGGCGGGCTGTTTCTCGGACAACTGCTGCCCTTGATTTCCGTATTCCTTGCGCATTGGGTTCTTGCTCCCCTGCTCGGCGGATAACTTCGAAGGTGGAAGTTACACTCTTGCCAGCACCTACCGGCCCCATGAGTACCCGCATCTTACTGTCGTCGGCCATGAACTGCCCACACACTTTGGTGGGCGTGTAGTCAATGTTGTAACTCACCACCAGCCTCCTGCGCATCGTTGTGAACCCAGATGCCGTCACCTACATCCACGGGTTTGCACCAGCAGGTATCACTGGGGACATGCTCGCGCTCTCGCCCCTCCATCAGGATGTGCTGCTGCTCCATGTCATATGGATTACTCATACACCGTAACCTCTGTGACCATAGGGCGCTTGAGCCGCTTAGCGAATGTTTTGAACTTAATGCGGTACGAAATATTTTTTTCGAGGAGATCCGCTATGAACTCATGCGCCATCTGCACGGAGAGAAACTCATGCACCTTCATGTTCTATAACCTTCGCGGTGGGCATGGGCGTCTGGGCTGTGGGTGTATGTGTGGGTAAGTTGATCTGTATGGTAACGCCTCCACCACCTCCACCGTCTGCGACCAACACATCCTTAGGTGGCTCCAGTCCTCCCCAACGTACAGTGTCGGCTATCAGCTTGGCCTTCACTGCGGCGCTAACCTCAGGGCTGTGGATAATTGTCCAGCTTGTTGTGAGGAGTTCCTCTGCTTGGGCCTTAGCCTTCAGGCGGAACGTCATGCCTTTCTCTTTGATCTCTTCGCGGAGGTGCATCACTTTCTTGAGGAACATACTGTCTTGGTTGTAGTGCACCAGCTCGGCGGGTGTTATGCCGTGGCGTGCTAGGATTTCTGGCACGGACTCTCCTGATCCTTCAAGAGCGAGGGCTACGTCCATTGCGAGGCGGTCTGACCAAGGGTGGTATCTGAGTGGTGTTGTATCCATGAGTGAAGTCTACGCGCAATAGATGGGGGGTGTCAAATGTGTCAAGCGGAATTATGGGAGTTTTTGGGAGACCCCCTCCCTCCGAGGTGTGGCTATATAAACTATGCAACTTTACACTAGGTTGAAAATTGGTCGCGCAGTGAGGGGTTTACTGTAGTAGGGGGCGGTCAGAATTCAGCGAACCATGTCCCCCCCGTCGCGCCTATCCGGTGCGCGGCTGGCGCGATATAAGTAATGGTATCAATGGGTTGCGGGAAGCGCGGAAAGCTGCCCGACCTGACAAACATCGGGGGATATGCTTTTATAGTTGAACGAACTGAGACACACCGAGCAGCCACCCTTTAGAGAGAACAAGGGCATCAGGGCAAAATCCAGCAGAGGGCCTAGGATCCAAACCGCCTCGTAAAGCACCGGATAAAATCGAACGGACACACCTCTCAGTCTACCCGCCGGATCATACCGGTTCGGTGGAACCTACTATCTTGGAGGTTTTCCTTATGGAAAAATCACTCAAAGGTTTGGTGCCTGCCTCAAATGCACCCGAAGCTGTCTACCCTAACTTCAAACCATCCTACGTTTCACGGATGGGCAAGCGGTTCGGGCAAGCTGAACGGCCTGTCATGTTCATCGATACGAAGGACACTGGCGAGTTTGAAGGCTATGAGAACGTTAACGAGTTCATGGCTGACCTAGCCAAGGACGACGACCTGCCCAAAGGCACGGAAGTCTACGTTAACGGATCTTATCTGACAGTGAAAGAAGCTGCCAAGTTAGACCTTGTTGCCTACCACTACAAAAACAAGGGCTACGACCTGAATGAAACGAAGTTTCAATTCTGGACAGACGAAGCGGCGAAAAAAGAAGGCCTAGCCTTTGCGACCTCGGCACCAGCCAAGGCCTCAAAGAAAAACAAAAAGGCCACTAAACGAGCCAAGTGGTAGAAACCCACAGAGGAAGGAGGGGCTTCGGCCCCTCCAACCTCGAAGGAGAAGATTATGTCCGACCCTAAACGATACCGTGTCGTCTGGTATGAAGACGATGATCGTTGTGTTATCGATCATGATTTACGAACTGTTATCATGAATCATATCGCTATGCTCAACTCGCGACTCATGTGCGGTGATAAACTATATATCGCCTACGACGAGTCAACTACCCACTAACCAACAGCCGGGGTTAAGCAGCCCCGGCAAGGAGATACAAGATGGATATGAGAGAAGCACTAAGCACTATTGGCGGAGCAACTGTCTTCGCGCTCTTCGTTATGATTATGACTGTGGCAATGGTTGTTGCAGATATGTTCTTCGGACAGATACCACAATAAGAGATCGCCTCCAGCCTTCGGGTTGGGGGCTTTTCTTTTGCCCTTCTTCTTAACATATATAAAGAGCCATGTATCGGGAGGTCAGAGCACGCCGCTATGAGTAGCTAATAATATGGGGGTCGGACCACTATAACATAGTGCTGAGCATATAAAAAGTCGGGCTACTAACTTGACAGTCCAATAGTCACGACTAAGTCATTGATACTATTAGATAAAGTGCCTTACGTTACACCACCGTAGTCACGATAGCTGTAAATAGCATGTTAGCTAACTATACAACGAATTGTAGCTAAGTCATTGATATCCATAAGAAAGTAGTAAATAGTTACCATGGAGATAGCTATAATAGTTGTTAAAGAGACAATATATAAGAGTGTATGTCTTTAAGTCCGCGACTTTGTAACTCTAACTTACATCGGCCCTATGTAATTGTGGTGCCTCTCTGGTTTGAAATCGTGCCTTTTACAACTACTTCAACGTATAGTTAGCTGTAACCCTTAGTCACCAATAGATATAGAGCATCTTAAATAGTCATGGCCTAATAAGAATTATACCTTTCTTAACTAACCTTACAACTACGCTCAAGTATAGTTTCTATGTATACTAGCCCGACTTGACAAAAATCGACGGCGGATGGCATAGTTTGGCTCGTTTCGGGGCAATGCAGCCTCGAACTTAACAGGAGTAAGTAGCGATGCCATCACCCTATAACCTTACATT